TCCAATACATATTAACGTTGGTGGATAACTCAGATGCAGCCAGAAGCAAAAGGGCTTTCCTTACTTCTGGCGTATCTGGAAGTGTATCAACATTTAACAGCTTTAAAGCTCTATTTGTTGCTATATCAATGCAATTTTGCAGTATTGCATCTGGGTATGAAGAATCGTTTACGAAAGCTTTCAAATCATCAATCGTAATCATTACTTCTTCTTCTTGTCTTCTTCTTCTACTTTTTCAGCCTTTTTTGACTCTAACAAAATAAATGCGATATTATCATCTACATCTCTAAGTCCTGCTTGGACTTGATATTCCACTCCGTTTATCCACACTGTGCTGTCTTCTTTAACGATTAACTTCATTTCTCAGCCTCCTAATTAGTTGCTTTCAATTCTGACAATTGCCGGTTCGTATAGACGCTTAGTAGTAAAGTATGCCTTCCAACCAACCGTTTTTACTCTTCCCAATTTATCTAAGTTGGTATAAACAGTTTGTAAAGTAGTGCCGTCTAAATCTACAATTCCGTATGCATCTGCTCCGACAATAATAGTCTGATATACATTAGCTGGGCTGCTCGTATTTCCGTTAGGAATTATCGGCATTGCTGTAGTCTCAACTATCTTAACTCCAAAGATTTCTCCGAGATATCCCTGTGAAATTGCATCTCTTTTTGTCATTGAAAGCATAATAAGGTCTTGATTTGAGAATAATTGGTCTGTTTTGTCAGGGTGTATAAAACATATGTATTTCCCGTCTTCAAATGGTGGGATATCTGCTCTTTTAAGAAGTGTTGCAGCTCTTCTGATTTCTGTTAGTGTCAGTGGCTTAGTCCCATCTAATGCTGACCTGCTTGTCACTTCGCCCGCATAGATAACGTTTGTCCCTGACGCAAGCTCATTCATTGCTACAGCATGTAATGACTGTTTAGCGTTATATGCTAATCTATCAATTGCCTTATCTAACAATGGTGTAAACGAAGTTATATCTGCAAGCTCGTCCAAATCAATGTAATTTGCATACTCTTCTATCTGTGCTTCTACTTGTTCTGTTGATATGTTTGCCCCTGTGGTAGGCGTTGGTTGGTTCGTGATAGGTGTTGTTACAATCGGAAGTGGTGCAATTCTTGTAAACTCAGCTTTTCTACCACTGTTTCTTGGTAGACTGAATTTCTGACCATAGTCTAACACTGGCAAGTTCTGTTTAACATAAGCTAAAAGCTTTCGCTCATAATAGACCGGAAATAACTCTGGATTAGTTGTTGCTGTAACTACTGCCATTTATACAACCTCCTGTTTAAATTTTTCTGCTAACCTAACGAGTTCTTGATAACTCATCTTTTCTAAGTCAATCTTTTCATCTTCAACTTTTGCTTGAACTGAAGATGGTTGCAATTTTTCAGTTGCTTTAGCCTTGTATTCATTCACAATTTCAGATAAAGTGTCTACGTCTGCTCTTTCGATGAGTTTCAATAATGCTGATGCTTCACCTTCGACAACTTTCACAAGTTTTGATGCCTCTTTTCTTAGATACTCTTCATACTTTTTGCCGACTTCTGCTAATGTCTTTAATTCTTCATTCTCTTTTTCCAATGCAGATAGTTTTGTTTCTAACGTTCTTACAGCTTCAATAAGCTCTTCTTTGCTTAATAACTCAATCTTCTCTAACATTCTTTGCCTCCTTTTAAGATTTTTTTAAAAATTACTTAGATGGTCTTGGTTTTGGTTGTGGCTTAGTTTTCTTTGCCATTTTTATTACCTCCTTTACAGTAGTTTTCATAAATGTTCTTTGCTCTTGCATATACCCTGCTATGACTATTAAGACTTGCTAAACTCATTGCGGCTTGTAATCTATCGCAAGATATTTCGCCTTCCCAAGTTCTGTATGGATACTTTCTACTTGATGGGTCTAAGAAATAATCTCTTGGTGCTTTATCTTTTAATTCTGGGTCATCCCACCAGTTCTTATAATCTTTCTGTGGTTCTGGATTTGCTTCTTGTTTATCAGCTTCAAATAATACTTTTGCGTTCTTATCTGCTCCTTCAAATACAAATGAGATTTCTTTAAAACTCATATCTTTAACGATATATTTGCCATCTTCTAATTTTTCAGTTTCTAATGTGATGCCAACTGACACGTCTGTTATTGGCTTTGGCTCCATTTTTAGAAGGCTGATTAACTTCTCATTTCCAGCTCTAATTATCTGCAATTTTGCAATGATTTTGCCGTCCTGATAATATGCATCTTTGACTACGCCAACCACAGAACCTACTTTCCACTCGTGGTCAAGTAAGACTGGTTTTCCGATTAAGTCTTTTGCCTTCTTTTGCAACAGTTCATCTGGAAAACAGAGATTGCCATATTGCCTTACAACACAAGTTGAAGATAGAGCTATTACATTGACTTCTATATAGTCTTGTTCCTCTTGCAAGTTTTCAGTGGCTAACAGTGTATTAATCGTAAGCATATAAACACCTTCAATATGATGATGCTAATATTTTGAAATGATGAATGAGATTAAACAAGCACAGATTTCACAGCACCCTAATAATTGCTGCGTGATTAGAAAGCTGATTTATGAGTTCATCTATTTGATTTTGCAATTTTGCAAACTCTCTTATCTCAAGTGTGTCATCACTTGAGATTACATATTTACCGTCTTTAACAAATATATAGTCCGTGCTACCGTCGATGTTCCTTCTGATAAATACTTCGTCTGGCTTTTTGATTATCTCTTTAGACATTCTTCTATATTGCTCTATTGTCTCAGCTCCAACTTCATGACCGTGTTCTTGGAAGTTCCTTATTAAGTTTTCTTTGCTATATCTTGTCCAACTACTGCCAAGATGTGCTTTTATTCTTTCGCTGATTTCTTCGGGTTTTAAGCTTCTATACTCATTTTGTAATTGCTCTAAAAGAGTAGCCTGCTCTAAACTCTTTGGTTGTGTTGCCGGCTCTACGACAACAGGTAAAGGTTTCTCTATCTCTTCTTGATATGCTCCTAAAACACATCTGCAATGCGGGTGTGCTGGTGGCATCTTGCTTGGAATATCATCTGATGGCATTCTTTTAAGTGTTTCTAAGTCAAAATTGGTTAAGAATGGTTTATAATCTGGTAAGTTCTCTGGGTCAGCTTCTATTAAATCTAATGTTCTTACTGCATCGGCTGTTCTGAATATTCTTCCGTCCATACTACGGCAATATGGACAGGTCAGTCTGTCTCCTACAGCATTCCATCTGTAATATACAATCCGTGCTTTCTGAAACGCTCTAATTCTTGCTGAGTTTTTCAGATGGTTATAAGTGGTATCAATTATTTGTCTTGCTTTAGATTGTGTTCTTTGCTCTAAATATTGTCCAAATCTATTCAAAAATTCCTGTATGCCCGGTGCATCTCTTCCGATTGGATTTCCTTCAGTGAGATAATATTGATTCATCCAATTAATGACTTCTCTTCTTAATCTTGCATCTCCACGAAAGAACCTGCCGAGATAAAAATCTGATAGATTTTCTGCATAGTTGATTGTCCTTAAATCCGGAGAACCAAGTGAAAAACTAATCATCTCTGGAACTGCTTCTCTTTGTGCCTTTTCATATATCTTTTCAAATTCTTTGCTTAAATACTCTTTTTCTTTGGTGCCTAATCTAACTTTTTCTTCAAGCTTGGATAGAATGAAACGCTGAAGGTCCTGAAACGATATGAAATATTTGGCATATTTAAAAGCTTCTTTTAGAGCTTCTTCTACTTTTTGCAAAATTGCAGGTAGTATTGTGTTGAGTATCCTATCTATATCCTGATTGCCTTCCTTATCCCAATCGTATTCAGCCATTATTCATACCCCAATTCTTTCCTTGCTTCTTCTACTGAAATAATTCCGGCTTGCAACATTTGAATAACTTTCTGAACTCTATCTAATTCTGCTTTTGCTGTTTTATCAGGATGGAAGTCCGGCAATGGATTAAACTCAATATCTACATCATCAATGTTATAGCCTTTTAACAATAGATGGAGTTTATAAGCATATTCCAAAAATCTTTTGACAATTGTCTGAATACTCGATAGCTGAGATACGAAAGTGTGTAAAGCAACAGTAGACCAAGTTTCAGTGTAGCCTGTAGAAAATCCGAGTAAACTTGGCTGTGCTTTTGCCCCTTCAATGACCCACCTTTCAAGTAGTTCTATTATCTCTTTTATCCCTGATGCGTTGCCTGTAATCTCTTCAAACTTTGCCTCTGTCCCTTCAAAGTGCAGAAATACACCTTTTGACATGTTTTCTGCAACATCTTGTCCAAACTGCTCTAAAAACTGTCTTGCTCTGTCTTGGTATTCTTTTTCTGTCTCGTTAACCGCCTTAGGTAGCTGCGGGAATTTAACATCTAAAAACCCTACTAAGCCAAGCTTTTTAGCAAGACCTTGTAGCTCACTTAAAAGCTCTTCTACTGTTTCGATAACGGATAACGATGCAAGGAACGGCGGAATTGCATATGGAGAACCATCGAGAGTTAATAAAGGCATGTATTTATATGTGTATGTGTTTAATTTAATGGGATTTTCTATTCCAACCCACTGATATGGCTCATAACTGTCCGTTTCTACATTGTAGTCAAACCATATGTATCTGACAGGGACTAATGCTATTTTTTTTATTCCTGTTAAATTTTTATCTACGACTATTTCAGCAGATAAAGCTCCGCCTATATTTATTTGTGCGATAAGTTGGTTAATCAAATGGTCTGTGTTTAAAACAAATGCCAACTCTTCTAATTCTTGCATTGCTTTTTCTTCATCTTGACCTTGAACCTTGACCGTATGGCCTGAGTTGGCTAAGGTGATTATTAAGTTATGTGTTTGGCTCAAGATTGGATTAGCTACAACGGCTTTTTCTATAATGTCAAGCCATTCTCTCGGATAGCGTGGGTTTAAGAACCTGAATTTAGCATCCAGCGTTCTTGGCGTGAATACTTTAGCTGGCTCTATGGAAATACGAGAAGTGGGTATCTGACTTTTTGGTAGCTCTTCACCACCAAACAACTTTTTAATCCATTGCTTTATATCCATATCTCAATTCTCCTTTGTTTTGGCTTGCAAAGTAAATAGGTGTAATCTCTTTTATATCTTCTTGGTTTGCCGCATGCAGAGCTAAAGCCAAACTCCAAAAACGGTCAGCGTGAGAATCTTCAGTCTCTCCCTCATATCTGATATTTCCGGCTTTTGTAAGCGTTCTTTTTACAGAGTGCAAATCTTCTATCAAATCTTTGTCTGGTGGAATGCTAATTATTTTGTCTTGAAATATTGCTTTAACTCTGCTTGCTAATTCGTCTTTCATTTTGTTAGTAAAATAAACAGCATTGATTTTAATATCTCCCCATTTTTTAACAAGCTCTTCTGCCATCTGCATACCAATCCCTGTCTCATCTATTGCAACTTTTCTTGCAAAATGGCAGATGTAATCAACAATCTTGAATTGTTCTGAAAATGGCAGGTTTCTTAAGATTTCTTGCTTTCTGAGATAGTATCTTCCGGCTATCTTCTCAAGAATAGATATAACCGTTAAGTCATGTCTTCTTCCGATGTCAATTCCGATGTAAATATCTCCCGTTAATTCTCTTACATCAGCTTCTATATTTTCAACAGTGCAAGA